CCTTCTTCTTCATAATGTCCAACGCTTACTCCACCTTCGACTTTCTCAAAGCTAGAACCTAGTTCTCTTTTGTACACCTGTTCCATGAACTCCTCAGACTCATCATCATCAAATAATCTTATATATTCAGAATCCTTTGTGAAGTCTGTATCCCCAGTCATGTCTCCCATCCTGTACATAAAGTTTCGTATGATGGTGAGCAAGTCAACATCCGTTTCTCTTCCATTATAGTTTCAAATTCACTACATCCTGCTAGTAAGGTTACTGCAACCTGTAATACTATTATCAATGCTATAGTTTGCATGTGTCATCCTCTAGGTTTCCTGTTGTAAACTGGTGTAGTAGATTGTTATAACTTCTGTTGTTGCATCGTTTCGAGTATTGTTCGTAGGCATCTTCAAACTTTAAACTTAATCTCTTTGCTTTCTCTGCGTAATCTTCTGATAATCTTCTTACTAACTCTTGCCTACTTATTTCCATACTCTTCTCCTGATAATGTTACTATTACTAAATCTCTTTTCGCTCCACTCTCTCCAAAACTGACAGTAAAGCCTCTGACATAATCATAATTATCATCTTCTATTATCCCAGACTCAACCAAAGCATCCATTAGGAACTTATGTACAGGGAATATGTAATTATCTATGTCCTTCTTTCTATTTCCTTTAAAGAATAGTGTGTACTTAGGTGTTAGGCTCTTGAACTTAGGGAGCATTTTTACCCACTCTTCCACTTCTTTATGATAGTCACGCTTTACCTTGTTTAAACTTAGGTAGTGCATGTTTCTATAGATATTCATACTAAACAAATTAGTACGCTTTTTATCTCCTCTACCCTTACTATAGATAGGTAGTTTGAGAGCTGCTTTATGTAGCATTTCCTCCTCCTAAGGGGAATAGAGGAACGATAGTTCCTTGATGCTACTCCCCTATAACTTTTTCATTAAGTACGCTGTATACCCCTCTCATGCCTCTCTAATCGGCTGTTTTACCCTAACCAACCAAAGAACATAGCTACTATTACAATCGCTAGGAATATTGTAAGCGACTTGTTCTTAAGAACTATATTAATGTATTCTTGTAAATCTTTCATATACTCTCCTATTTAAAATAATTATAAACTTCAGCTACCTTTGGGTAATTAACTATATCAACTAAGAACCTAGGTCCAGTTGAGTAGGCAAATACCTTCATGTCAGGGAAGCAATGTTGCTTAAATACACAGTAGCTACATTCCATCGCAAGCTTTTTGTTACCTGATTTACCATCAGCAACTAACTCATAGCATTGCTCTGGTTTTTCCTCTCTTTCAACAACTTCTTTTAGATGCTCTATTCTTTTTTCTATAGGTTCATCATGTTTAAAGTCTTCAAAATGAGTACATAGGTGACCGTTGGTTTTGTCTATGACTAACCATCCACCATCCTGTACTTTGAGAGAAGCAGCGTATCCTCTTAGCTGGTCTATATAACCAAACGGGTCATCCCATCTCAAGCCACCTTCTTTGAATTTCTTGAATCCAAAAGGTGCTGCTGTTTTTACATCTATCAGTTTACCATCAATCAAGCAGTCCATGCTACCTTTTATTCCAGAAACTTCCGCAAGTGCTTGTTGATGAGTTACCGTGTGTCCTGAAAGTTTTACTAGAGCCAAGACAAGCTCTTCTGTAACATGTCCATAAAGGAATTTCATCAAGGTACTAGGCTTCATCTTCTCTTGAGCCATACCTCTGTACTTGTACCATAGGAATCTGTCCTTTCTACCTATATTGGACATGCGTAATTTACCACTTTCCTCCCTCGGTGTAAGTACATTCTCCCTTAAGATGTTCTTCATTGACTCCCCAAACTCCTCGATGATATTGTCTACATCCACACTATCATCAGCCTTACTAGTCGTCAATACACCATAGACATCTTCTATTAATGTATCTATCTTCTTCATGTAAGCCTCCTTAGCTTATTCTCTTCTCCATGTTTTAATTGCTCTTCTATTAGTTTATCTAAGTACCATCGTGCCTTTCTTAAATCATCTATCCCAGACTTTTCTTTATGTCTGACCAAGTATTTTACTATATTTCCCTCTAGAAAAGACATTGATTGGTCCAGAATAAAATCAGTAACTTCTATGTTACCCCTTTTATAGTAGTCAGGTGAAATAATATTCATTAGTGTGTCTCCCTCCATGTTGTACCTATTTTGTAATTACCATCTAGAGGACAGTTTAACTTGAAGTCCTCCCCTGCTTGTTTAATACAATGAACAGCTAAGTCACCAAAGGGTTCAGCTTGGTTCTCTTGTACTTCTACTTGTATCTCATCATGTATCTGTCCTAGTAGTCTATAGTTTATCTTCCATTCCTTACATGATTCAGTAAGTAATATGACTGCTCTCTTCATTACAATAGCTCCAGCACTCTGAAGCAAGGTGTTAAGTGCAGCGTGTGTACTTCTTACATGAAGTAATCTACCATCCAATCCTGTAAGGTAGCCACTCTCGGCAGCTGATATGACTTTATCCCTGAGTGTCTTAAGCGATGGTAGATTAGTTAGGAAATCTCTTTGTAATCTCCTACCTCTAGCATAGATGTCTTCATCTTTATTTTCCCTGCTTGGAGTTATTTGTCCTAGTTTGTGTGAGCCAGCTCCATAAAGAAAGGCATAGATAAATGTCTTGGCTTTATCTCTGCTATCTAGGTTAGCTGCTTTCTGGTTAGCTGTATGTATATCTCCATTGATTACCTCATTGGTATAATCATCATCATTCATGTAGTGAGCCAGCATCCTTAGTTCCAGACCAGAAGCATCCATGCCTACCAGTTTGTATCCTTCTTCTACTGTAAACAATTCCCTACAGTCTTCACCATAGGGTGAGTGAGAAGCAGGTACTTGTGCTAGGTTAGGACTTGAGTGTGTCATCCTACCTGTCACAGCACCACAGGTATTTACCTTGCCTCTTATCCTGTCATCTTTATCAACTGCATCTATCCAACTGCTCACTAACCCCAGTCTCTTTTGCAGCATTAGGTACTTAGCTATGAGTTTCCCCTCTGGTATCTTTATTGTGTTCAGTACAGCTTCTGATACTATGATTGTACCTAGTTCAGTAAACTGTTTAGGTTTCCAGCCGAAGTGTTGTAGGTATCTAGCTATCTGTTGTCTACTCCCCAAGTTAAATTCGGGATACGCATAGTAGCCCCATTCATCTTCTTCTTTTAAGCCCTCGTCAACTCGCCAGTAAGCACCTTTAGCTAGCTGGTTTATGTAATTTATTGTCTTCCCTCCATCTTTCTTATGGGTTTGCTTTAGCTGCTTAAGTGGCATCCATACAGATAGTGGTGTGAATACCTTGCGTACTTCATCTTCAGCTATGAACATCTCTTGTTTGAGTAGAGCAAGTAAACTGCTAGCTTTTCTTATGTCGAACTTCCAACCATTGAGTGTCTGTTGGTGTGTAATCTCAGCTATCTCATGTTCTAATGATAGAGCTGTCTCAGACATATTCTTAGAAGACATTAACCTATACAGTTTATCTAGAATCTCTACATCCCTGATACAATATTCCTTCATCTCTTGTGAGTAGTGAGTCCAGTCTGAAAACTCACCTTTAGGGTAGTTAAATCTTATACCCCAAGAAGCTAAGGACTGTCCCTTTTCCCTGCTAGGATTATCCAGACGACTCATGATGAGGGTGTCTTCTATATCTCCCCACCAATCGAATCCTAGGAGCTTCTTCATTACTGGTAAGTCAAAACCTACTATGTTATGTCCTATTAAAGTATCTGCATCTATCTCAACAAGCCAAGCAGGGAAGAACTTAACAGTTTCAGGTGTCCAGAACTCTGTCACATCCTGTCCAATTACCTTGGCTGCAATACAGTAGATTATGGTAGGGTTCAGTCCATCTGTTTCTATATCAAATGCTATCTTCATTTCTTTTTCCCCTTATAAGAGCGTTGGTCAGTTTTCTTTTTCCTCTCATAAGAGAACCATTGGTCAGCTTTCTTTTCTTTTTTATGCTTCCATTTCCATTGTCTATGTCTTTTCATGATATTAGTTCCTCCTATTCTAAAC